GGTGCCACAGTTGGACACACTACAAGTTGTTCAATGTCTTTATCAATGGACACGCCGGAAGCTACAACTAAAGATTCAAACGGCTTTTCTGAGTATATTGGAGGCGTAAAAGGTGGAGAAATTTCTTTCGAGGGATTAGTAGTATATGACGATGCGTCAAATGCTATTGAAATGGCTGATTTTCTTTTAGCTAGAACTCAATTAACTTGCGTATTTGGAACTGCTGAAACTGGAGATGCAGTTTATACTGCTGAAGCATTTTTATCAAGTGTAGAAATGTCTGCTGAGATGGAAGCTGCCGTAACTTATAGCGGATCTTTAACTATCACTGGAGCAATCACAAAATCAACTAACTAATAATAATTAGTTTTTATCATATAGGCCGCCGTCATTATTTGGCGACGGCTTTTTTTATATTAATTTTAAACCTTAAAAAATGACAAACAAAAAAAGGGGTTACATTGACATCAAAGTCGGTAACAAAAACAGAACTCTACATTTTTCAATGAACTTTTGGTCGGAATTTACCGAGCAATTAGGAATAAGTTTAGCCGATATTGGCGGAGCATTTCAAAACGGAATATCAATAAAAGGATTAAGAGCCTTAGTTTATTCAGCAATCTTAGCAAACGACCAAGAAAAAGGTAACGAAATAGATTATAATTTATTTACTGTTGGCGCTTGGTTAGATGAATTAGACGCCGAAAAAATAAATGAGATTGTTGAGGTAATGTTACAATCTAAAATTCTAGGTAATAGTTTAAATGGCGAAACTGAAACTAAGGGAAAGCGTCAGCCGTCAAAGAACAAGTAAATTTTGAAACTTTAACTGATCACTATATTGGATTAGTTGGAATAAAGCCTGACGATTTTTGGCGGCAAACTTGGAGGGAAAATGCTTTAATTGCTCAACACTATCACAACAATATCAATCTAAATTGGGAGCAAACTCGTTACATTGCCGTAATGATTCACAATGTCCAATGTGAGAAAAAATCTCAGATGTTAAAGCCTGAAGATTTATTTAAATTACCAAGCGATATTGCAAGAAAAAAGAAAAGGGCAGAGCCTAAATCTACTAAAGAACAAATGGATTCTTTTATGGCAAAATATCAATCAATGACTAATAAAAAGACGTTAAAATAAAAGCGTCTTTTTTTTTGTATTTTTGTTTCAACTTATTTAATACTATGGCCGAACAGAATTTAAAAATAAATATTACCGGAGATTCCTCCAAGTTAAAAAATGCGCTAAGTTCTGCGAGTTCTAAATTATCAAGTTTTGGCTCAAAGATGCAAAGCGTTGGAAAATCTTTATCAACTAGATTGACTTTGCCTTTAGCCGTTGCCGGTGGCGCAGCAGTAAAGTTTGCAAGTGATTTCCAAGAATCAATGAACAAAGTAGATGTTGCCTTTGGCGAATCTAAACAAGAAGTAAAAGACTTTGCAAAAACTACATTAAAACAATTTGGTATTGCAGAAGGTAGTGCTTTAGATATGGCTGCTTTATTTGGAGATATGGCTACCTCAATGGGATTAAATCAAAGCGCTGCATCTAATATGAGTACATCTTTGGTTGGTTTAGCCGGAGATTTAGCATCTTTTAAAAACATAGGAATTGACCAAGCGACAACTGCATTAGCGGGAGTTTTTACCGGAGAGACCGAATCTTTAAAAAGGTTGGGTATTGTTATGACTCAGACAAATTTAGAGAGTTTTGCAATGGAAAGAGGTATGAACGCCAATATAAAAACAATGACACAAGCGCAAAAAGTTGCGTTACGTTATAAATTTATAATGGAATCAACTTCAAACGCTCAAGGCGATTTTGGTAGAACAAGCGGAGGAGCTGCAAACCAAATGAGAATATTTCAAGAATCTTTAAAAGAATTATCTGCGAAGTTTGGTCAAGTTATATTGCCAGTATTTACTAAATTAGTATCATTTGCAAACGGATTGTTACAAAAATTTGCAGAATTAAGTCCATCAACAAAAAAACTAATAGTTGTATTTGCGGGTATCGCTGCGGCTTTAGGGCCAGTTCTTTATATTTTAGGAACACTTATGACAATGGCACCGGCTATTGGAACAGCATTATCTGTTATGATGGGGCCGATTGGTTTAATAGTTGCCGGATTAACTGCAATTTCAGTTGTAATTTATAAAAATTGGGCGGGTATAAAATCCGCTTTAGTAAAAATAGGAAACTATTTTATAGAATTGTACAACAATTCATTGCCTATTCAATTGGCGGTTGATTCGTTAATAATGAATTTTAAAAATATGTTAGCCGTTGGAAAGTTTGTTTTTTCTACTTTCTCTACAATAATAAAAACCTTTGCAAAAAACTTTATGACATTATTTAAGGGCATTGGCGATATTATTATGGGCATTTTTACCTTTGACAAAGATAAAATTGTACAAGGGTTTACAGACTTAGCAGATGGATTAAAAAACAACGTCACAAGCGCATTTGAATCTATTAAAACAGACGCCTCAACTTTAGGTAGTTCTGTTGTAGATAATTTCAATGAAGCGTTACAACAAAAAACAATAGCAAAAATAGTTATTCCGGTTGAAATGGCGGTAAGTGGTGCCGGAACAAGTGAAGGTGGAGTTACTCCAAGTGGTGTAAGTGGCGGAAATGGTGGCGTTCCAACAAGACCGATGGCAACAACTGCAACGGAAGGAGTAAGCGGTGCGGGAATTCAAACGCCTATAAGCGATATGATTGCAGCCGATACTGAAAGGCTCCCAACTGTTATGGCGGAACAACAAGCGGTTTTAGCAGAAAATAGACTATTAGCGCTACAACAAGCGGAGGTATTTAATCAAAGAGCCGGACAAATTATTAACGGAGGTTTACAAAATATTGCGTCTGGAATTGGAGCTGCATTAGGTAGCGCAATTACTGGAGGAGGTAACTTAGCCGGTAAATTATCAAAAGTTATTTTAGGAACTATTGGAAGTATGGCAATGCAATTAGGTAAATTAGCTATTGGTATTGGTATAACGTTAAAGAAAATACAAATTGCTTTTAAATCTTTAGCGCCTGGGGTTGCTATCGCTGCGGGTATTGCTTTGGTTGCTTTGGGATCTTTATTTAAAGCCGGAGCATCAAAAATTGGCTCAGGTGGTGGAAGAGCAACTGCTTTTGCAGATGGTGGAATTGTAAGCGGCCCGACAATGGGATTGGTTGGAGAGTATCCTGGTGCAAGACAAAATCCTGAGGTTATAGCGCCATTGAATAAGTTGCAAGGTATGATTGGAAAAAGTAGAGGAGGCGGAAACATAAACGTAACTGGAGAGGTTAGAGTTGATGGACAAGATTTATTGATTGCAATAGAAAGAGCAAACGAAACTGCGGTAAGGGTTTACTAAAAAAAAAGAATGGCATACGGCGTAAAATACAGATTAGAGTTTTCCGATGTTTTAGGATATGGGAAAAAAATTGAAATATTAAAAAAAGATTATACCGGCGATATACTTCCAATGATAGGAGGCGCGAATCCGGTTTCAATATCTTGGCAATCATCTAACGATTTTTATAGTCCAATTATAGGCTCAAAATGTCAATTAAATCTATTTGTTACCGATGACGTTACTTATGATGATTTTTACAAGTTTGACGAAAGAGAATATAAAGTTGTCGTTTATTACAATCAAACACAAGGCGGTTTATATTCTGATAGGGTTTCAGATGATGGAGGAAGTATTGAATCTATTGAGTGCGTAGATAGTGCTATTGACCCAACACTAACAACATCAACAAGTTTTAGGCGTAATGTTTTAGATGTAGGAGGATCTTTTGAATCAATTGGTTGTATTTCTGATAAAATTACAGAACGCTACACAAATTGGGCAGAATATTGGTCAGGGTTTTTAGTTGTAGACAGATATAAAGAGAAAATGATTACACCGCCATTTGCGGTAAGTTTTAACGCTTTTGATGGTTTAGGTACTTTAAACAATTTTGATAGTCCAATAGGCTATAATAACAACAATGCGCCAATAAGTAAAACAAATCTGCAACGTATTACTGAAATATTAGAAAATTTAAATCTTTATTTAGATATTCATATAGCGTCAGACATAAAATTTAGAACATTTTTACCTTTTGCGTCTACTGATTATGAAAATATTACAACTTTAGATTTTGGATTTGATGAAATGACTGGCGATTATGGGTTGCTAAATGCAAAAGAACAACTTGAATTAATACTTAGACAATATAATTTAAGAATTTTCCAATCTTATAATAAATGGCATATCGTTGAAGTAACAAATATTTTTGACTATTACGTTAAAGATATGATTTACAATGAGGTGCAATCCGGAACAACTCCAACTAATATAAGAGATAAAATTACAACACAATTAGAAAGCACTTCAAAAGAATATTTAGATTTTAGAAAATATAATTATTTAGGTGCTAATATTGGAACAGAAAGAAAACAAGTTCTTTACAGTAATAAAAACGATTTAATAGAAACCGGAAACAGTTTGTCAAGGGAATTTTTACAACCGGCATCTGAAGTTCATATTCTTGGAAAATATTTAAAAACAAAAAACGCATTTTATAACTCAGGTTTTGAGTATGGAGATTATGGTTTTGATATTTTTGTTAATACCTCTTTACCGCCTACTTTAAACATTACAAATCCTGGTAGTGGTTTTGCAAGTGGCACTAGAAATTATAATATTTATGATGGTAGTGGAAGCGGTATGGTCGTTGAGGCTACTATTTCAGGAGGCGGAGTGCAATCTCTTGTAGTTGTTACTAATGGAACTGGTTACTTAATAGGAGATATTTTAAGCATTTTTGATGGTGGTATTGGTGTTCCTTGTACATTTGAGGTAACTGCATTACCATACTACGCAGAAATTGCAACTGATGAAATATCCTTTCAAGGTAGGCGGTCAATGAAACTAGCAGATTTTGCTCCTACTACTGGATTTACGCAAATGTTTTCTTTTGAAACTGATGCTTTTAATCCACAAGAGGTAAAATATTCTGACTTTACTTGTAAAGTAAAATATTATGTTCATTTTTTAAATTCACAAAATCCAAATATTTCATCAAATTTAAGTTATACAATATTTACGTTTGTAAATGGTACTGGGTATTATTGGAATTCTGAAATTGGTAAATTTTCATCAACCTATTTTGGCACGAATACAATAACAACAGAATTTGCTAATAAGTGGATTGATGTTAATATTGCTTTAAATGATACTGATATAAACATTGGTGCAAGTACAAGCGCAACTATTAAGTTTTTTATATCCAATACACAATGTTCAAATACTGAATATGACACAACTTATTATGATAATTTTCAAATCCTACAATCTAAAACATCAGCTAGTGAATCTGACCAAAAATTTATATCTAAATTAACTAACGTA